CTTGACCCACTTACAAAAGTTCTCAATGTAGAAGGGAGTCATAGAAATGAGGGTAAGGTAAATCGCCTTGAGGTACATTTTAATCTACTTTGGTTTCATCTTTTTATACCCATTCATCGTATTAATAAAGTCAATAATACAACCTATAGCTAAAGTACCTGTTAACAATATTGTATTCCTAGCGATCGGCGGAACCATTCACCCCCTTGAAATGAAAACAGAATATTTTTTATGTTAGTATACTTCAGAATGTCATTAGACGACATACCGAAGAGGACACAATATGTCATAGTTGACTCAAACTTTGTGAACGGTACGAACAATACATTTTCTTTGGATCTTCAACTTGAATCCAATACCCACGTTGAAGACATGAGTCGTGTTCTTGGTATCAAGATGGTTGATTTCTATGTGACACAAATTGGTGAAAATGACGGCATCAATTCAAATGTTGCAAAGTTTATTGATATCGTGTGCCCAGAAGTTCCCAAAGTTGCCCAGATACTAGATGAGAGACAGGGACAAATTTTAGCCAGAATTCCGTTGGAGAGACATTTCACGGGAAGTAGTGGAATTATTTTGAGAGACAAACAAGCCAAATTGTTTGGGCGAAAGACAAACTACTTCAATCCTATATCCATCAAGAAACTCAATTTCAAGATTTATGAACACCAAGATGATGGAGATTATGTTCTACTTCAACCAGATGCCAAGTGGTACATGGTTCTTGAAATCACCACAGTGAACGTCAAGGAAAAGCCAAAGAATCGTGAAGTTCAGATACTTCAGGCACTCCAGGAATTACTCAAAAAGATAGATACTCTCAACCAGAATGTACAGAGATTGCCGGACAAACCACCAGAACCACCAAAGGACAAATATTCTTTCGGTCTACTCGTGGCAATTTTAGCGGCTATATTTGGAGGATTCATATGGTGGGTCAATAAGGGATCGTCTACCTAGTGTGTTATAATGCTGTCAATTAAATATCTATAAATTGTAATGTACTCCAAACTTGTTGAAGAAGTGATTGAACAAGTCGTTAATATATTTATAGACGCGGAAGTTCAAGATATGCCATCAGAAAGAGAAGTGCGCGAAGAATTTGAAATCATAGACAAGATTTATGTTGATAAGGGGGTGGTGGCAATTACACAATATAAAATAGCTCAATATTTGGACAAAAGGTGGGCGAAATACAATCAAAATAGTGACGACCATGTGAGGGGTTATATGGCAAAATGGAATACGTTTGGTACAGTATGATTATTGATATTAAAAAGTTTCTCGTAATATCAATAAATGATTGAAGACGTTGTTAAACTTTTTGAAAATGATGATGAAATTCCAACATATAACCAAATACGTGGAGCATATGTTGACATCGGTGAGGGTTTCAGTGAAAAAATGCTTGTTGAGACTGAACTCAAGATTGCATTAGTCCTGGACTCCAAATGTAAAAATGAGAGGGATTATTATTGGAACAAACTTCTAACTAGATGGGGAGAACGATGGTGTTAAGCAGAAGTGGTAGTCTTCTTCTTGGTAGTGGTCTTCTTGGGAGTGGTAGACTTGGGCTTCTCCTCCTTGGGAGCGACAGCCTTGGGCTTCTCCTTCTCGGCCTTGCTGCAAGGGCATGTGCACTTGCAAACACCCGCGGCACCTGGAGCGCCGGCTGGACCCTGGGGACCCGCTGGACCCTGAGCACCGGCTGGACCCACAGGGCCTTGGGCACCGGCACCACCACCGACACCAGAGTCAACGATCTTTAGGAGTAGTTCATAGAGGCGACCCTTATCAAGACGAGCGCGCTTAATCTCAGCTTCGATTTCTTTGCGAATAGAGTCCATTGTAATATATATAAAAGAAAGATTATCTTTAAACCCATATGATCATCATAGGAGCCCACCTCGGTAGTGGCATTGGTCAACATGCGTCAAAGTATACAAAAGTATTTGACAATGCCTCGTATCACATGATCGGTTCTGAACTCCCTGAGAGTGAACACGGTCTCCTGTTCCTTTTACCCATTAAACCCCATGTAGATTACATTAAGTATGCGAGAACACGTGTGAAAAATCTAGCCCTGATGACTGTTTGTGAGACTGAGACTGTACACGAGGACTACGGTCTAATCATGAAAGAGTCCAAAAAGATCATGGTACCGAGCGAGTTCTGTAAACGCGTTTTTTCTAGGCAATTCCCTGACAACGAGTTTCATATCATACACGCACACATTCCCACGCCACCAAAAAGACCCTACACATTCTATCACATTGGAAATGTCATGGATGATAGAAAGAACTTTCATGGAATATTGGAAGCATTCATGCGCCTGAATAAACCTGATACAAGGCTCGTCGTCAAGGCTACATGTAATAAAGATGTTCAGATAAAGTTGCCAAATGTTGAAGTTATTAATGGTCTCGTCTCAGATGAAGAGATGGACAAGCTTCATAATAGATGCGATTGCTATGTGAGTTTCTCAAAGTCCGAAGGTGTTGGGATGGGACCAGTTGAGGCAGCTCTTCGCGACAAACCGGTGATCATTACAAACTTTGGGGGGTCTCCAGAGTATGTGAAGACACCATATACGATTCAATGTGAACTTCAAGAGTTGGAGAGAGACGACTTCCTATTCAAGAAAGGAATGGTTTGGGGTAAACCAAATCCTAATCAACTCTTGGCGTTCATGAGGGATGCATACGACAAAAAACTACGCTATATGAATCACGAACATACTAAAAAACTTGTGGGAAAGGAAAACATTTTACAAGAGTTCCTCTTGAATGTAATTGGTACCGAGAACAATGAGACCAATGAGAATGGTGCCACTCATTAGAGAACCCTGTTGGGCCATGATAGTCATCACGAGATCATCCACTGGTTGAATACCGGTGGGCTTCTTCGCGATCTTTGGGACGATAACACTGATTGCGATGTAAAGAGCCATTGCTATTATAACAGGTCTAAGAGTCTCCTGATCTAACATCATCTTTTATATATTAGCTACTGATTTTAATTCCGTCCAACTGGCTCAAAAGGCTGTTCACATCCACCTTCTTGCCCATCCCAACATCCGAAACCTTGTGCTTCCTGCAGTAGTTTCCACAAACAGCCTTGAACTTACAGGGCTTCCCAGCCATCGTCGTCGCACAACAGATTTTGATGTTAGTTCTCTGAGTGGCTACAACCTCTTTGGGTGCTGTATCAAGAAAAATGAGCGCGTTCTCCTTCTTCTTCTCCTCAATCTTCTTGTATCTCATCTTCATCTTCCACGTAGCATCTGCGAGGTGGTAACATTTATCATTTGGCTCTCTGAGGCGATACATCCTCGTCGCATCAGAGAGGCAGGTAGTCCAAAGGGTATCACGAATCACTTGCATTTTTGTTAGTTACTTTTTACATATATTTGAGCTGACTTAGGTGCTCGCTTCACCCCCAATTTGGGCGAGGTAAATGTCAACTTCACCAACAAATTCGGGGCATTTCTCAGAGGTCTTTCTGGTCACCATATCCTGAACATTTGTAATGTGCTCTTTGAACTTCTTGACATCTATACCAGTGGCGTTGTGGATTTGGGAATCTGTAGCGATGTCTTTGAGAGCATACAGATACGCTGCTGCATAATTGGCGTGAAGCACAGCTATGACCGGAGAAGCATCTTGTTGTGCCGCTGTGGCATAGCGAGCTGACTGCCTAACCAACTTTTCTATGGACTTGTTCATACCACGAGTCTTGTTCTGCATCATTAAGAATAGCACAAAAACTGCAGCTATCAGATAGAGATACATCTTCTACAAATACCAAGGAAAATATTTAAACCTAAGTAAAGATTTGACACTTAAAAAAGTAAACAGGATGGAGAGTGTCCAAAAGCTCACCCACGTTGAACATGTCCTCAAGAGACCTGACTCCTATGTCGGTCCCGTGGACAAAACCCACGAGTCCTATTGGCTTTTAAATAACACGAACAAGAACTTTCAAAAGAAGAACATATCTTATTCACCAGCCCTACTCAAGATCTTTGATGAAATTCTCGTCAACGCCATTGATCGTAACTCCCTCCATCCCAAGAATGTTACCCAAATCTCTGTCTCGGTGGACAAGGAAACCGGGGCAGTTACCATTGAGAACAATGGGCCTCTCGGTGGAATCAGTGTTAAGATGAATGAGAAGGAAGGTGTTTGGAATCCCGAACTCACCTTTGGACATCTTCTCACAAGTACAAACTATGATGACTCTCAAAAGAGGATTGTAGGTGGTCGTAATGGTTATGGGGCCAAGTTGACAAACATCTACTCTTCTCAATTTTCTATCGTCATCAAGGATGGTGAAGAGAAGAAGACCTACACCCAAAAGTGGTCCGACAATATGACAACATGTCATCCACCAAAGTTGACTAAACACAGTGCTGCAACCTCCTCGGTGTCTATCACCTTTACTCCAGATTGGAAGAGGTTTGGGATGAAGGAGTTGGACATCAACATCTACAAGATTTTTGAGAAGCGTGTGTGGGATGCAAACATCTGCACAACCCCTAACTGCAAGGTCAAGTTCCAAGGTGAAGCTCTTCCAAAGACTTCCTTTGAGGCGTATGCCAAAATGCATGAAGGTGTCACAGATGTGTGTTCAGTGACTACAGATCGTTGGTCTGTTTGTGTAGGTCCATCTGAGAATGGCCTTGAGCAGGTGTCCTTTGTGAATGGTATCTGCACCAACAAGGGTGGTACTCACGTTGACTATGTGGCTTCTTACCTCGCCTCTGGTATCATTGACGAGATGGCTAAGAAGATCAAGTTGAAGCCTCAACAAGTCAAGAATACTTTCAACATCTTTGTGAGGGCAACCCTAGAGAACCCAACCTTCTCCAGTCAGGTTAAGTCCGAATGCACCTCAAAGGTTCAAGACTTTGGAAGTAAGTTTGAGCCACCCAAAAACTTTGTGAAGAATGCTCTCAAGACTGGTATCAGTGATGAACTCACAGCTCTCTCAAAGTTCAAGGAGATGAAGGAACTCAAGAAGACTGATGGTGCTCGCAAATCCAAAATTACCGGTATTCCCAAGCTTGATGATGCAAACAAAGCTGGTACAGCTCAATCTTCCAAGTGCACCCTCATCGTGACAGAGGGTGACTCAGCAAAGACCCTGGCGGTTGCGGGACTCTCTGTGGTGGGTCGAGATCATTATGGTGTCTTTCCACTTCGTGGTAAGTGCAAGAATGTCCGAGATGCCTCTGTGGCGCAGTTGACTTCAAACCAAGAGTTCAACGATCTCAAGAAGATCTTGGGACTCCAACAGGGTAAGGAGTACAAAGATGTTACAGAGCTCCGCTACGGTCGTCTCATGATCATGACCGATGCGGATAATGATGGCAGTCACATCAAGGGTCTCATTCTCAATATGATCCACTACTTCTGGCCCAGCCTCCTAAAGTTGGGCTTCGTAGTCTCAATGGTGACACCAATCATCAAGGCAACAAAGGGTTCTCAAACCAAGTCCTTTTACACAGACTCTGCATTCCGTACCTGGTATGGCAATGGACAACAGGGATGGCGCATCAAGTATTACAAGGGTTTGGGTACCAGCACGAGTGCTGAGGCTCGGGAATACTTCAAGAAGATTCAAGATCTGACTGTAAAGTTTGACCACGATATCATGACTGATAAGTCTATTGTCCTCGCGTTTGACAAGAAGAAGGCGGATGACCGAAAGTCTTGGCTTCTTGAGAGCACAGCCAAGGACTCCAGGGAGTTGGAGGTTCCCTATGGAAATGTCAAGCAGTTGGGTATTACAGACTTTGTTCACAAGGATCTGGTGAACTTCTCTCTCGCGGATCTGAAGCGATCTATTGCCCACGTGGCTGACGGTCTCAAGCCTTCTCAAAGAAAGGTGATGTATGCTTGCTTCCACAAGAATCTCAAAGATGAGATGAAGGTTGCACAGCTGGCGGCCTACGTGGCTGACAAGAGTGCCTACCACCACGGTGAGGTGTCTTTAGCTGACACGATTGTGAAGCTAGCCAATGACTACACAGGCTCAAACAACATCAACCTCCTTGAGCCTTGTGGTCAGTTTGGTACCCGCCTTATGGGTGGTAAGGATGCATCTCAAACGAGGTACATTTTCACAAAGTTGACCAAAGATGCCCGCAAAATCTTTGATGCCAGGGATGATCCAGTTCTCAACTATCTGGACGACGATGGACGACCAATTGAGCCAGACTTCTATATGCCTACCCTACCTATGGTTCTGGTCAACGGAACTGAGGGTATTGGCACAGGTTTCAGCTGCTACGTTCCACCTTTCAACCCCAAAGACATCAAGGAGAATATTCAAAGAATGTTGAGTGGTATGTCTCTTCGTGAGATGACTCCATGGTTCCGGGGATTCAAGGGTAAGGTTTTCAAGGAGGATGGATCTTGGGTCACCGAGGGTATTTGGAGAGACACGGGTTCACGTCTCAAAGTGACTGAACTTCCACCCGGTCGCTGGACACAAGACTATAAGGAGTATCTGGATACCCTTGTGGAGAAGAAGGTGATCACAAACTTTACAAACAACTCCACAACGGAGGATGTTGACTTTGAGATTATGGGATACAGTGGTAAAGACCTCATCAAGGACCTTAAATTGAGGAAGACGTTCCATACATCAAACATGCACCTATTCCACCCCGTGAAGGGTATCCACAAGTACTCTAGTCCCGAAGAGATTCTTAAGGACTTTGTGGAACTCCGACTTGATCACTACGTGAAGAGGAAGGAGCATCTCATCAAGGTTCTCCAAACGAGGGCAACTATGTGTGGCTACAAGTCTAAGTTTGTCATGATGGTGATTGAGGGTGACATCGTAGTGTTCAAGAGGAAGAAGGATGACCTTGAGAGGCAGTTGGCCCAAACGTTTCCCAAGATTGGTGGAACCTATGACTATCTCCTCAACATCAAAACTGTGCAATACACCGAAGAGTGTGTCCAAGAACTCCTCAAAGAGTCGAAGCAGGCTAAGGAGGAACTTGAAGTGATGAAGAACACCTCACACATTGACATGTGGAAAATGGATATTAAAAATATGTAGACAATAGATAGGTATGGGTGAAGCTGCGAAAATTTCGCTCAAAGCTATTGGAAAGCAAGACACCTACTTACTTTCCAAAGATCCAGACGAATCATTCTTTAATTATACCACTGATCGGAATCATTCCGATTTTAGAAAGTATCATAGAAGCAAGAGTGTCTTGAAGCCAGGTAACGCTGATGCTAGTTGGCCTTTTAATCGTACCATCAAGGTTGAATTCAATCCAAGAAATATGGGTGACCTCTTAAGTAATATGTATCTGAGCATAACCATGCCAGCTATAACTGACGGTAATTACGCGGACCAATTGGGTCGTCATATCTTCAAAAGTGTCACGATGTACGTGGATGATATTGAGGTTGAGAAGATCTATGATGATTGGGGAATTATCTATGACGAGCTTTATCTAGAAATGTCCGAAAAGGTAGCAAATAGATTTCTTGTAAACAGAAACCTTGGTTTTGACGATGCGCCTGATAACGCGGCTGTGGCTCGTTACAGTTCAGATTTAGTGATCCCAATTCACTTCTTCTTTTCTCGGAAGTTTGCGAGTGATGAATACTCTTCAAACAAACCAAACAGACCTTATTTTCCAGTGTGTGCAATTCACAAACAAAAGATTGAGTTTGAGTTTGAATTCCACGAACAAGCATTTTTTACAGACACTACAGACACTGTGACTCTACCATCCTTTAACATTATCACTGAGGAGATAACTGTGAGTCCCGAAGAGAGAAACTTCTTTGCATCTCAACGACAGACGATGATAACGGACCTAGTAAGGAAACATCCCGTCATAGTTAGTGATCTCAACAGGGATGTTATAAAGAACAACCTCGTTCCAAACATTCCTGTAAAGTGTATTCACTGGTTTTTGAGGAACACCTCGTTTGAAGATGAAACAGATGCAGTGGGCGACCCTGTACCAGCCACCGACGGTGAACGTCTTTATCAAAACCGTTTCAACTTTTCATCATCTCTTGATTTTCAAGGTGAAAATACCTTCTTCTATCCTCTCATGTCTGAAGCCAGTTTCTATATAAACGGAAACAAGCTTCCAAATTTAACTAAGACTGATCACTCTTATTACAAATACTTAATTCCATTTCAAAAGAGGTTGGCAAGGCCAATTAGGAATATTTACACATATAGTTTCTCGTTGAATCCGATAAATGTGGAACCATCGGGAAACTTGGATTTTAGTCGGATACAATCCGAAAAGACTAATATTGAAGTAAAATTAGATACGTCTGTGATAGACATTACAACCGAGACATTTTCTCTACACATGTACTACACGGGCTATCAGACATTTGTCTTCCAAAACGGTTTCATGTCACTTGCTTACTAAAAAGCTTATCCTTATTATTGCTAATATAGTCAATGATGTTATTCTTGATACACCATTTGATGAAATTCAATTGAGCCAAAGTCGTTTGAATTTCATGAGATGTTCCCGGAACTACATAGGCAAACTTTTGGGACCGACAGAATGGATCAAAAAGTTGCTTACTGTAACCATTTAGACTAGACTTGTAGGCACAGTGAACTGTAAACAGTTTACCATCACCGGTCTGGTACGCAGTATGGTTCTTCTTCGCATAGTTAGTGATAAACCATTCCAAATTGCGGAGAGAAATACCACTTGATTTGTCTAAAATGTTCAGTAGTGTAGATTTATTCTTTTCGTCATTGTAAAAATTGTTTATCGATGTTAGTAGAATATCGTTTTTGCTCATTACCTTATTAGACCCCCAAATCTATAAGCCCGTTAGATGATTCACAACCCGGACACCCCTTAACAAACATCTTCTCTGGGCCATGGTTATGTAAGCTTGAACTAGAAAATGTCCGTTGACATATGCGCTGACCCTGTAAAGTGTGATGTCGGCAATATCCATTTTCAGATGCTTTGAAAGTACACCTTTGCCCATTATTCTTAGTACCCTTACATGTCGTAATCGTATAGGAGTCTGGGATGTCTTTTAAAAGTTGATCCAATGGTATGCCATGCTTTTTTGAAATTTTCTCAGCAAAATCGTTGACGACTGTGTTTATACGCTCCTCCAACTCTTCGTCCATGAGTTTTACAACTTTATCATACATGCTCATCCTTACTTTGTGTTAGCTCGTAATTTTTAAATAGGTCTTCAACGGATTCTTCCTTTTTCATTCTTGCCTCCTTAAGACGCGCCCTCAAAATGGGTAATGTACCAGTCTCCTCTAGACCGAGGCGCTTACATTCGTTGACGAGTTCGTCCTTCTTCATACCACTGAGGGATGGTAGCTTCGGAGGCTTCTTTGGTTTATGTTGATCGATGATCTCACCAAAGATTTCTTCCTTCACATTCTCATACAATGGATCCAACAGGTCACACACAGGGTTGAGGAACTTGTTCAGGAAGTAGTAGTGATAGTCAACTGGTACCCCATTCTCCTCTACATACTTGGGGTCCTCAGCTTTCTCAAATGCTTTGGCTTTGGGATCCTCCGTCTTTGTGAGAAGGTAGGGTACCCGATCTCCAGATTGTGGCTCAGACCCTGGCTTTCGTTGGCGCATCTTCGTGACAACTTGTACATGCGACTGGTTGATATTCACACTCTCAGAACTCGTAACAGATACATTCTTACCCCCAACTTTGTATGTATCTGAGAGACCTTGACTAAGAATAAGTTTTTCGTTGGGTACGTCACCAGAGAGAAGTTCAATAGCTCTCTCCTTGGCAAGTTCCTTGGGTGGACCGGGGTCACTTGAAGTGAGCACTACATCTAGAAGCTCTTTACACACTTCTCGTACGTGTGGTGTGTTGTCTCGTCTCACAAGTTGAAGACCCTTCACATCAATGTAGTCCATGTGCATTTTGTCATCCTTACCCTTTGTCCAAAGTTTGGCAGCATAACGCTTCTTACTGTAAAGGAAATAAGGCCAATAAACCTTCTCCAATTCAAGATTGTTTGGCTTTTTGAATAGAGCTGAACATTCTTCAGCGGCCCTTTCACCCACTTCCCAACTGTAGGCGATTGCTTCCTCACCCTTACGATCACCCACATCAAACTCAACCATCACTGAATCAGTGTCACCATACCTTACCTTTGCACCGGGGAAGTTCTTCTCCACGTAGTTCTTAGTTTCTTCAATCATTGAGCGACCTTTTGAAGTTGTCGTAGATGCAATTGGTACACAGGGAAGAATACCCTTACCAGCGCCGGTAAAACCGTATACAGAGTTCATACTGATTTTGTAGGCGAGCTGCTTTCCGTTGTAGACTTCCTTCATGAAGCCTGTAGCTGCAGCCATATCCCTCTTAGCCTGCTTTCGGAACTGCTTAAGCTCCAGAAGAATCGCGGGTAGGAGACTGGGAACACCCTGTGCAAACTTGTAAGTACGGTCACCAATATTGAAAGTCTCATATTCAATCCCAGGTACATTACCATATTTCTTCTCGTCCATTACATACGACGAATAACAGAGGTTGTGGGCCATCATAATACTGGGATACAGTGCTTCAAAATCTAGGGCTGTGATTGGTGTGTAGTAGGCACCTTTTTGGGCTTCAAGTACAGTAGCACCTTCGTAGGGTTCTTCGGGAATAGCTCCATAGCGAATGGTTGGAACCATGAAGCCAAGCTCTCTCGCCTTCTTAGTCAGTTGAGAGAAGACCTTAATCTGCTGCCCACGCTCCACGAGGAATGGTACCGGAACCCAAGTTGCCTTTGCCATCTCAACCAGGTTTAGTAGGGTACAGAGCTTCTTCATGAGACGATGTGGAAGGAGAGTATCCTTAATACAATACTCGGCAACTTCTCGTAGTTTAACAGGATCTTCCTCTTTGTAACGAGCAAACATCTCTTTGGGTGCCATATCAATCTTTTGATCTCCGAGGTAGAGCTTGGAGACACTGTCCAGTTTGTAACTGTCAAGTTTGTACCCCTTCTTAACTTCATGGAACAAATCAAAAATAAACCGACCACTCATCGGAAGAAGCTTCAAGAGGTTATCACCCAACGCACTTGATGAGAGCTTTTTAATGACAAGTTCGGAGTCAACGTCCTTCAGCTTACCCAAGTTGTAAAAGCTGTAATGACACCTGTTAATCTGTGCACGCTTATAAATGTATTCCATATCAAAACCGAAGATGTTCCAGCCCGTGATGATGTCTACATCTTTAGCATGTAGATACTTCTGAAATGCCTCAAGCATCTCTCTCTCAGTAGCGTAACTGCGAATCTCACAACCCTCTAGATTTGGATCAGTTTGTTTGTAACAGAGGCATGTCTTATCGTAGGGTTCATCAGAGCCAAACTTGCACAATGAGATTGCAATCTGGAAGCAAGCATCACCAGGAATGTTTGCATCAGGAAACTTACCCGTAGAACTGTTACACTCAATATCCACCGATGCCACAACAAATGGAGCAATGTCATCCCTAGCGACAGGTTTGAGAGTCGTCCAGTCATTACAGAAGAGATCAATATCCACATTTGCGAGATGGGACCGGACACACTTTTCACCACTGTCCAACCAACCAGTAGACTGAATACCAGTACGATGCATCAAACGAAGTACGGGGTCCAGGTTGGATTCATAAACTTTGACATTCCTCACACCAAAAAGTTCAAACAATTCAGGGGTCCTGTCAAGTGATTTGCGCAAGAAGGAATCTACAAGGCGGCGAGCCTGGAGATCCTTAAAGTTAATTTTCATAAATGCAAACTCCTCATTGTTTTGAAATCCCCAAACATCTTTGGACTTCATCAATGAATAGGCAATAAGGGAGTCTCTACATTTTTCACCAAGAATGTTGTAAATTCTCTGAACCTTTTGGGAATCAATACCAGCTGGGAGTTTAATAAAAAAGTAGGGTGTGAAAGCCGTCGTGACACAGACAGACTTCCCATCCTCGGTCTTACCGAAGATGCTAATCAAGTGTTCATCTTCGCCGTCTCTAGCCTCCCATGTGAGTGCTTGGAAGACGACCATATCGGGGTTGTGTAACTAACGGCTGAAAATTTTAATATACTTTATTAGTAAAAATGTCAGCTGCTTTGATTGACCTTGTATCTAAAGGTGCTCAGGATGTGTACATCACTGGCCAACCTCAGGTCAGTTTTTTCCGTCAAAACTATA